GCCTGTGTAATTATGTGGTGTTGCTAAACCTGTGCCAGCTGATACGCCAACTGTTGCGTTGGTTACAGTGAACTGTGTGCTGGATGCAGTAGCAATCAAAACGGTTGAAAGATTTAGTGATGAACCTGAAGCGATAGTCAAACCTGTAATAGATACATATTGTCCTGCAATAAATGTGTTTGCGGCTGTGTAAGTCACAGTCGTGCCGTTTCCAGAAGCGGCGGTTACTGTTGCTTGAGTTGCCCCATACATTGCTGCACCTGACCCGCCGCCACCAATACAAACAGCCCAAACACGGTTCACACCCGAAGGCACACTCACCGCACCAGACGAAGTAATAGTCTGGCGTAGCGTCAACCCGTAAGGGGTTTCAGGGATCACCTGGTTAGTTGTTGTTGAAGTAGACATTGTGTCCTTTAGTAGAAGAGGTAAATGATTCCAGCACCACCAGCAGCAGAAGTTCCACCAGTAGGCGCAGCACCGCCACCGCCACCACCCAAACCACCAGAACCCGCAGCGTTACCCGAAGCATTAGAACCATTGCCCGCGCATCCAGCACCACCGCCACCCGCGCCACCTGTGCCTGTTCCAGTAGAACCTGTTCCACCTGTATAAGTTGTGCCGTCAATAAAAGACTTACCCGAACCGCCATTACCGCCCGTGCGTGAACCAGTGGATGTGTTAGCAACTCCACCACCGCCACCAATAAAACCCGAACCGCCATTGCCCGCAACAATCGTTCCTGAAGCCACAGCAGCTTGCCCGCCACCGCCACCAGAAATGCCGTTGCCGCCATTACCAGCAGTTCCCGCAATAGCGATAGAACCGCCACCGCCAGCAGAAACACCTGGTCTGCCGTCTATTCGACCCGCAGAACTACCACCCAAACCAGCAGGTTGACCCCAGTAGTTTGTTGTTCCAGCACCACCAGCAGCACCCGCACCGCCACCACCCGCACCGCCCAAAATGCCAGCAGTTGTTGAAGCCCCACCGCCACCTGCCATAATCAGGCCATAGCGTGAGTAGCCGCCAATATTTCCAATGCCACCAGCACCCACAACGGCAGCACCGACAGCAGGTGTCCAACCCCACGCGACACCACCGCCACCGCCCGCACCAGCCGAACCAGCGGCAGGGCATCCGCCACCACCGACAACAATCGCATAAACAAACGAAACACCAGCAGGCACAGAAACAGCACCACTAGAAGTAATTGTCTGCCTAAGTTTCAAACCAAACGGTGACTGAAAACTCGTATTCGCACCAATCGTGCTAACACTCACTAGCTGACCTCAGATCCAAACGCAGTAACAGTCAACGCACCCGAAGTGCCAGAAACCACCGTCAACACATCAGTGGCCGCCAAAGTAATACCCATCGTGTAAGTCTGAGTAGTGTTACCCAACACCGTCACATCGTAAATAATGGCGTTAGAGGTAGCCGCCGCAGCACCAGCAATACGCGCATACACACGCACCGTAGCCGCCGAACTGGTTGTGTTCGCCACCACAAGAGTAGAAACCACCTGCGACTTAGCTGCACCAACAGTAATCACATCCGCGCTAGTAGCCGGAACAGCCTGACCCAGAATCTTGTAAGCATTAGCCATTTATTTACGCACCCATCATTAGGAAATCAGAAAAAGAAGCATCACCAGCAGCACCGCCACCAGTACCATTAGCCGCAGCAATTACACGACCCTTAGCATCAACAGTAATGTTTGCAGACGTATAAGAACCAGGCGTAACAGCCACAGTACCCAAAGTCGGGTTAGGGTAAGTACCCGTCAAATCGCCGCCAGCAGACCCAGAAGGCACCGCACCACCAGCAGTAGTCGCATACACGGCCGTACCTGAAGTGGTTGCATACGAAGCCGTACCAGCCGTAACCGCTGTACCCGAACTCGTAGCGTAAACCGCAGTACCAGCGTTCGTGCCGTAAACAGCCGTACCGCTAGTAACCGCATAAGAAGCAGTACCAGCAGTAGTTGCTGTTCCTGCGCTAGTCCCATAAACCGCTGTACCCGCCGTAGTCGCATAAACGGCAGTACCGGCAGTAGTGCCATAAGTTGCAGTACCCGCAGTGGTTGCATAAGTTGCTGTTCCCACTGATCCAGTAGAAGTCGCATAAACCGCGGTACCGCTTGTAGTTGCGTAACTCGCTGTTCCGCTAGTCGTAGCCGTTCCAGCTGACGTTGCAAATGTGGCCGTTCCGCTAGTAGTAGCAAAAGTGGCAGTACCGGCCGTAGTCGCGTAAATCGCTGTACCAGCCGTAGAAGCCGCACCAGCAGTAGACGCACTACCCGCAGTAGTCGCATAAGCAACCGAACCAGCCGCATAATCAGAAACCTGACTACGAGTAATACTCAAAGCCGACTGATTCAAACCAACCGTGCCAGCCGAAGTAATCGTGCCACCAGTCAACGGGGCAGACAACACAACCGAAGTCAACCCACCAGAAGCCGCATCTTTGTTCTTCCACAAAGAAGTTGAAGCTTCCCAAGTCAATACCTGGTTATTAGTCGGGTTAGTGATTAGAACATTATGTAGTTCGTCAAGTTCCCAACCGTTAGAAATGTGAACAAAGATTTCACCCTGATTAGCATGCGCACGAGTAACAACACCCATAAACACCAAATGAGTTGGCGCAACAGGTTTATTAGCCAACCCGTACAACAACGCACCATTTACACCCAACCAAACTGGGTCACCCGCCGTCGCAGAAGACGTATTCAACCCCGACAACAAACCCTCAGTGATCACATACCCTTGAGCGTTCACAGCCAACGCTGTTTCCAACAGACCAATCGTTTCAGCCGAAGTAGCGTCAGAAGTGTTAGAAGCAGGGCTAACAATCATGTTCGTACCGTTAGCACCCGAAATATAAACAGCAGCACCCTTGCTCAAAGCTGTGCCATCATTCTTAACAAGGTGTTTCACAGTTGGTGTGAAGTTATCAATCCAACCAGTGTCATAATCCGTGCTTGAGTTCTTAGCAAGAATCTGTGTGGCAGTACCACCAGTAGCAACACCAGCACCAGGTACACCCTGAACACCAGCATTAGAAACAGTAACCTCAACGGCCTGAGTAGTCGTATTAATCAGAATAGTGTTCTCAGTAACATCAACAGTTGTTACCGGCTCATTCACAGTAACTACATAACTCATCGGGTTACGCGCCCCGTAACCTCAAAATCACCCTTCAAAATCGGGTAAGTCACAGAACCGTTGGTCAAAAACAAGTCATAAGCGTAATGACCAACAGCAACACCAGCTGTAACCGCGTTACCAATCGCAACCGCAATAGTTCCAGCAGTACCACCCAAAGTGATACCCGAACCATTAGTCAACGAAATCAAAGCAGAATCGAAATCAAACGATTCACGCACCTGCATTGCCGCGGTGTAACCAGTCAAGTTCAAACCCGACACAGTAAAAGTGCGGTCATAGTTTGCACCCTGCGTCACCGAAATGTTGTACGTTCCAGGTTCAATCATTAGTTACCTCCGTAAACAGTTTCAGGTGCGTTCGGATCAATAGAAGCAACAGGTTGCAACTTCACAGAAGGAACACCAGTGTGAGTAATCTGTGGCAGACCCATAGCGGAAAGAACTTCTTCCGGTGCAAAACCTTGACTAATAAGTTCCGCGGCCATTTTCACCTTGATTTCATCGGCCGACAACTCCGCAGCTGATAGGTTCACGTTCGCTAGTGGTACACGGTAAGCGTCGCCACCATCAGTCGGCTTAAAGTCCTCAAGGGTACGAATGTCATTGATGCTCATCCAACCACCCTGAATAGCAATACTGTAACCCTGCATACGAGTAGCAAAATCAGCACGAATAAGTCCATCAAGGTTCCACTTCAAGAACGCATTATCAGGCAACAAAGTGCTGTAAGCGGCTTCTAGGCGTTCCACATACGGGCGCAAAGTGTGGGTTACAAAATCAATTGCCATCTGTTCAACGCTGGCATAAGACGTAGTACCAGGCACACCTAACATAAACGGTGGAATCTGAAACGCGCGAGCAATGTCCAATACCGCGAACTCACGCGACTGAATGAACTGGTTAGCGTCATTTGGGGTAGAAGTCTGAGTGTATTTAGCTCCACCCGAAAGAACACCGGTGCGGTGAGCATTACGGTAACCCTTGTGACGGTTATCAAACCCGTTAGCCAAATCCTTAGCTTGCTGAGCGGTCAACGCACCAGGGTATTCGATAATTCCCGAAGTCTGGGTGCCACCACCAAAGAAGCGAGCTGCAAAAGACTGCAACGCAATGTCCAAGCCCAAGTTTTCCTTAAGAGCCTCAACACGACCCTTACCTTTCACAGCACCAGGCAACAAAATGTCAGTGATGTGCAAAATCTCATCAGAAGTAAGCGACTTGCCTACCTCACCCTGGTAAGTGTAAATCTTGCGCCCAACAGCGTTTCGCTTCACATCAACCAAAGTTGGGTCAAGGACTACAAGGTTCACAATCTCAAGAGTTTTTGGATCACGGAAAACACGAGTGTAAGAGTTACCCCACACCAACAAACTGATTAGAACCTGCTGCCAGTGAGCTTGACCAGCCACCAAATCAATGTCCGGCTTAGTAACCCACAAAGGCTTAGGTCGGTAAGGAACACGTTGCCCATTCTTACGAACAAAAGAATCAACAGGCAAAGTCGAAATGGTACCCGAAATAAGGTTTACAGCGGAATAGAACGGAACAATGCTGAACGAAGAATCAGGGGTAACGCTTGCACCCGAATCGGACTGCCAAGCAAGGGAATCACCAGCACCCCAAATGCTTTGAAAAGAAATGGCGCGTTCCTCTGCGCCCGTCAACCTTGACCACCAGTTTGCCAAAATCTACCGCCTAAAAAGAAAAGAATTCAGGAATGACCTGCACATCTAGTCTACCTGCGGTGGCACGGTCAAGGGCTATCACCGCGGCCACAGCTGCGTCAATGCGACGCGAACTCGCACGGTTTTCTTTCACAATACGCACACCCAACGAATCAGTCTTAGTAATAGCGTTAGACAAATGGCGGGTAATCATCGGGTTACCGTCATGGCTCATACGCCCATCAGTGACATAATCAAAAAACTTTGCACACCCAGTAACCATGCGTTTAGCATTAGTAGACGGATACTCCACAATAGGAATCCCTTTATCCTGCAACACTTCCATCGAACGTTGCCACCGGTATGGGTCACAAGCAACTTCACGCACCTTATGAGTTGCGCAAAAATTTAGAATTTCTTCTTCAACATCCTGAATCGGCACACGCCAATTATCGTCATCAACGCCGTCAACCTTTTCCCAAGCTTTCACCATAAACAAATGCGGATTATCATCAGGCGATTTAGGAATAGTGCAACCAACAATAACGGTTGCGTCACCACTAAACGAACCATCAAAACCCAACATAATCTCATAATCATCAATGTTCACATCATCACGCAACGGTTCCCAAACCCCATTAGGCAACCAACTAATCTGCGAAGAAACCCACTGATTCAAACGCTTAGTACGAAACTCCGCTTCAGGTGTACGCAAAACAGCCGACTTGAAATCATCTTCAGAAATAATGTCATCAAACCCAGGGTTTGCTTTACGCCACTGCTCAGGGTCACGATGATTACCATCAGGGTCAGCTTCCCACCAAGCCATAAAAAACGACGGGTCAACAATCTCACCGCGAGCAACTTTCTGCCCATACTGATACAACGAATACGCAATGGAATCCTGACCAGTAATGTCAGACTTCACACCCGCTGTTGTAATCGCCACCAACTGAGCAATCTTGCCACGGTTACCCATCGCCAGGCTAAACACATCGAACAAATCACGGTTCTTATGGGCATGCAACTCATCCATAATCACACGGCTAGGGTTCAAACCTTCTTTAGAGTAAGCCTCCGCCGACATGACCTTGAACACACTAGAAGTTGACGGCACATAAATCGAATCCTTATACACCTGGACTAGCTCAGACAACTCACTTGATTCGACCATTCGTTTCGCTTCACCAAAAACAATGCGAGCCTGTTCCTTTTCAGCAGCAATAGCAATCACCTCACCACCATTGATACCCTCAGCGAGCAGGCTATAAAGCCCAATAGCGGCCGAACTCAAAGCCGATTTACCATTTTTGCGTGGCATACCAATCAACGCTGTACGCGCCAATAAACCACCAGCTTCGTCACGCGCAAACAAGTTTTGCAATAACGAAACCTGCCATGGCCTCATAACCAACGGATCACCGGTGCGACCGGTAACCCCATCCTTACCAATAGACCCAAATGTTTCCGCAAACTCAGCCGCAAACAACCCATCACCCTGGGCAACAGCCTCAGCGGGAACAGGTGTCAACCATTGTGGCGGCCAACTCACTGAGCAGCCTTACGCGCCAACAACTCTTCCAACTTCGACTTAGTCTTAGCCGAAACCAAACCCAACCTGGTACGGTCAGCCGGAGTAAACCCAAGCAACGAAAACGCGTTCACAATCTGTTTTTCAGTCTCCAACAAAGACATGTTCACAGGTCGGTTAGTAGGGTCAGCAACAAACGCTTCACGCAACACTTCGCGCCGATCAAGTAACTCACAAACCATCTGCACAAGTTGAGTATCCGTCTTAATGCTGATCCACAATTCACCAGCACCAAAAATAGTGTCCCAGAACTGTTTGCCCACTGGACTCAACGGGCGCAACGGCTCAATGTAGCCATACTCCATAGGCGCAATACCATCATTCAAACGCAAAGAACGCTTACCAGGATTACCCTGAAGGA